TAATTTTGCACCTTGTTTGCTAGTCCAAAATCTGCACTTGTCAGTCCACTTTGCATTTCTTGTTATGTGTTTTTTATCCTTATTAGAATAATAAGTTATTTTGAATTGTGTGTTGTTTTCCATAATTATACCTTTCTATTTGTATGTAAGGGATATTATGGGATATCCCTTACATTGTCAACCTTTAATTTAAACTTTCTTCATATTGTTTTCTAGCCAATATTTTAGCTTCCCTTGATTGATGTTTATTCTTCATACCTTTAATCATACTTGCTAGATTACTTGGATTATAAATTGTCAATCCTGTTGAGTTAGTTCTAATTAATTCTGCCTCATCAACTTGTATTCCAAGTTCTGTTGCAAGTTCTATTCCCTCACTCAAATAACGATATGCTTTCAATCCAATCTTTAATTGATCGCATTGTTTTTGAATTGTATCAATCCAAGTTTGGTGTTTGGAAACTAAATTGCCTTTTGCAATTCGCCATGCCTCAAATTGTGTGTACTCATCTTTAGTACAAGCAATAGCACGTGATCTGCAATAAGATGTTCCAATTACATCAAGATAATATTGGTCATCAAAAGTTTTTGCCATACCATTATTACTATCACTATTGTAGTTAGTATAACCAAGTGCCTTTGAACATTCTTCAACATTTTTTGTTTTATGTGGATTGTCTTTGTTTTCATTTTGTTGTGCAAAGATATCTGGATTGCAGTCCATAGCTTTTAAATCTTCTCGGTAATATGCAAACGCAAATTTCTTTCCGTCCTCACTACTATACTCACTACCATTTAGATTACCAAACAAACCAAAATCAAAGTGTGATTTAGTTTCTGTTATATCGCCGTCCTCATCTTTATCTTCATTGTGTGCAAAGTAAAAACATTTATCTTTTGCAACAACATCACAAGGACTTCCATATTTCTTTTTAAAAGTTCTTAAAACAGAAACATCTTCTGGTGGATATGATCTTTCAACAACTTCTTTTGCAAGGTCATGTGCAACGACATAATGTTTATCAACATCTTCTCTTGCTTGAAGAAATGCCTCACGTTCTTGCGTGTCCTCATTCTCAAAGACATTTTTTATTTTACCAAACAACTTATTTCGTAGTTCAGTATTCATTCTTATTTTACTCATTTGTTTCCTTTCTATTTTTTTATTTTGCATGATTTGTTTTTAACACTTGACAATAGGATAGTCAAGCATTATATTTGATTTATGAATAGACATAAAAAAATTGAGGTTGAAACATTATCGGATACTTTTAAAATGTCAGATAAAAGCACTCTAATAATGATTAGAGACTTATTTGAAATGATAAAAGATAATAATGAACTTATTCAACTGATGGATAAAAGAATTAAAATATTAGAATTAAAATTAAAAAATTAATTCTATTGGGACAACTACAGGTTGTAGCACGTCACACCGACACTAGTCCGTCTTCGTGTTATGAGCCTGTACTGATCCCTGGTCATAAGATGCATATGCAGGCAATCTAAGGTACCGCAACTTATGACCTGGGATCAGTCATTATTGACTGTGAGAATTAACACTAGAACATAGGTCGCGATCCAATAATGGATGGCCCGGTAAGGTTGCAAACTGGAAGGCTCGCCTACGTAGCATAGTGACTGATCACTGATCCCTGGTCTTATTATACTACCCATCCGGATGGGTTGCTAAGAGGTAATAGGACCTGGGATCAGTCAACGCG